CCACTACCCAACCCCCCTCACCCCCCAAACTTGACACTAGCGTCAGGCTATGGTGCTATGTAGTCGTCGGTCGGGTGACCGGCACGCGACACCAGCGGTCGCGGGATGTTTAACAATCTGTAACTGGAGAAACCTATGAAGGTTACGCTCAAACGCGCTATTGCGCCGGTGTCCATCACCGTAAAACTGGTGGCCTCTCGGGTGAATGAGAACGGCACGTTCTCAGGGTTCACAATCGAGAGTGTGAAAGGCCCGAACGCTACGTGCAAGGCGGTATGCCCGCCCCAAGGCGGCGGCTCGATCTTCCTGAAGGTTGAGAGCCTGGAAGGTATCACGCTCCGCGAGGATGGCGTGGCGGCCACAACGGTCGAGAAGAAGAAACTCTTCTGACCTAACCGGAGAGGGCGGGGACTGCAAACCCGCCCGATCCACCGGAGACAATGATGCATCCTTTCGAAGTGACTAAAAACCTAGAGATGGGCGGATTCTGGTTCACCTACTGGAACCTCCGTAACACCTTCGAGTACTCACGATGGCAGTCGCTCTGGTTAATCTGGGTAGGCTGGAACTACTCAAGACACCGAGACGAACTGTATAAATCCACAGACTGAACACTGGCCCGCCCTAACCCGGCGGGTCTTTTTTGTTTTAGAACAAGCACTTGCGTGTTCAATTTCCTAGATTCTTCCCATACGTCGGGGGCTTATAGCGCGACATTACGGCGATAAAATGGGGCTAACTATACGCGATCTAAATAATCTACGCCTAACTAGACACACTTTTTGACAATTTAGATCGCAATGTTTACATGTAAAGTGGGCGTAAGTGCTTGATTCCACAAGAGAAGCCAAAAGTACTGAGGTAATTACGATATAAATAATCTAAATAATCTACTTTTTTTTATATAATGTCTTACTACATTTTTGCCTGCTGTATATAAATACAGTAAAGTAACGCCGCCACAATTTTAGTAAGCGATTACATCTAAAAACGTAGATTATTTAGATCGTCGCTCCCAACCCATTGAATCCATTAAGATTTTTACGATCTAAATCACGATCTATTTCCCTTAACTTTACTAGATCGCCGCGCCCTCTTATAGATTAAATTACCTTGCCCGCGCGCTAACTATGCACAAATGGTCGAAACTTGACATCGCGGCTCGGATCGGCGAGCATTTCGGGGTCGACGAAGTTCCCTTTAACTTTACTAATATACAGGAGGCCTATCATGGCTGCTGATCGTACAACGACTGTTAAGAAGGCTATCAAGCCCGTTTCCTTCACCATTACTTTACAGGCTTCACGGGTCAATGAGAACGGTACGTTCTCTGGCTTTGTGGTTCAGTCTGTCAAAGGCCCTAACAAGACTGCCAAGGTTGCCATTCCGCCGATGGGTGGTGGTGCAATTTACTTGAAGGTCGAGAGCCTTGAGGGTGTCGAGGTGTTGGCTGCTGCCGAGGCTGCTACCGCTTCTGCTCCTAAGGTTAAGTTGTTCTAACCCCTACTTGTCCCCCACTTGGGGCAGGACTGCCAACTGCCCCGTTTTTTAGGAGGATTTATGTCGCTTGAATCTTTTAGACCGTTGGTTACTTCCCTTGAGCAGTACGCTGCTGATAACTACGAGGCTGGTGGCCATTGGGTGTACGAAACGTACAGTTATAAAGACTATGTAGAAGTCCTTGAGCACAACGACTTTAATGTGGATGAAGCCAAGCGAGAACTCAAGGAGTACTGGGAGTTTACCAACGATATGGAGCGTGAGTGCTCTTGGGGCGAATAATACTAGGAGGTTATATGCGTTCGCTTATTGTTTTGTTTATGTGTGTTGTACCCGTTGCTAACGCGGAAGTCTTTGCCGTTGGAGGCATACGGGGTGATGCCAAGGGGCGTACAGTTTTAACGACTGACCCCTGCGATGTTGAACTGAAGGCTATCCAGTATGGCTTTTCCAAGGCAACCCTTGGGGCTATGCGGCGAACCTTCTATTACACCTCTGATGGCATTACCAATGAGGGGTGTTGGAAGCATGACGCTGGAACTGTGGTGCTTGTGTGGCCTACAGAGACAGTCCTACGCCGTTGGCCTGTCGAGAACTTCAAGATTACACAACGCAACTGGAAGGATTAAGCAACCTTACATACGGAGGACTGAAGTATGAGTACCAAGCCTTTATGCGATTGTTGTCACAACCCAGTTAATCCTCACCGTTATGACTTGGGCTACACGGTGTGTAAACCCTGTGGCGAGAAGCAAGCCCGTCAGAAGCGGCACACCATCGTGCCGATGCACAAGAGCAACTACATGGTCGTTACCGACATGAGCCTACTCAAACAGTTGAACAAGGGAGGGTTAGTGCGATGAACGTGTTTGACAAGGTGGAGGAGTTGAAACGGCAGATTCGGGAGTTGCAGTTGCAATTACGGGTCAAGGAGTTAGAGGAACAGATCAGTAAAATTTGCCGATGTGGTGACTGCCTGTGTTGTGAGGAGTTGCGGAAGGAGGGTAAGCCATGACTTGGAACTTTAGAGTCGTTCGCTTTAAGGACGAGGATCAAGAGGGGGGTTATCGCCATGAGTTTGTCGAGGTCTTCTACAACGAGGACGGTAGCCTCATGGGATATTCCGACCCATATCTGTATAGCGAAACCCTTGAGGGTATGCAGGAGTTGGCTGCAAGGCTGAGTGATGCTGCGGCTAATCGCGTTATCGACGAGGAGGAGTTTGGCGAGTTACATGACGTCGAGGTGGAGTTATGAACGATGAAGACCGTAAAGCACTTATAGCCCTACGGGTGGCCGTAGCCAGAACTGCACAAGTAATGGGGGTGGAGTCCATGCTTCTGCCTGTACTCGGGAAAGCCTACGAGGAGTTGGAGTACATGGCAAAGACAGAGAAGTATGGCTGGAAGTCTTTGCTGTTCAAATCAATGATGGAGGGTATACGGAATGAGAGTCGTGTCCCGTGAGGAGTATGAAGCCATCCTGTGGATGGCGTACCGTCGTGGAGTAATTCACGGGGGGTTAATTGCCGTAGCGACCGCTGCGGTGTGGTTGTTTATGTAGGAGGTTATATGCGTCTGATGAAGCGTTTGTTCGTACTTAGGTACGGCAAGGGTGGAGCGTTAGTACAGGGGGAAGATGGAATCCCTTTGTACTTTGATAACAAGATGGATGCTAAACGCATCCGCGATGAGCGTAACAAAACCGATGGCAGGGTAGTCGTTTCATACGGCCCCGACCATGACAAATACCAGCATGGAGGTAAGTGAAATGCGTCCGACATTACTGAAAGAAACTCTGAAGTCTTTACACGCTAAGTGCCGCACGGTCTGTATTGAAGGCCCGCCTGGTGGTGGTAAGACAACTGTCGTAGAAGATACTGCTGAAGAACTGGATAAGCACTATATCGAGCGGCATATCCCGACGATGCTTGTCGAGGACTTTGGTGTTCCCGATATGATGACTAGCGGTAAGTCATTTGGCTATAAGTTGCCCGATTGGTTTCCGTTTGAGGGCAGCAAGTGGGACGATGGGCGTGGCGGTATTCTGTGCTTTGATGATCGCAACCAAGCAAGTGCCGACATTCAGAAAGTTATTGCCAATATCGCACAGGCCAAGAGGTTGCACTCCGTCCCGATGGCTAAAGGTTGGCAAGTCATATCGACTGGCAATCGTCAAGCAGACAGGGCTGGTGCTAATCGTGTACTGAGTCACTTGCGTAATCGTGAGACTGTGCTTGAGTTTGAGACTCACTTGGATGACTGGACTTCTTGGGCTATCGACCATGAGGTTAGGCCCGAGGTTATTTCGTTCATCCGCTTTCGCTCTGGTTTGTTGCACGACTTTGATGCACAACGCGACCAGAATCCTACGCCACGTTCGTGGGTAGAGGGTGTTAGCGATGTGCTTGGTGCGGTACCGCCGGAGGCTGAGTACGAGACTTTCAAGGGTGCAGTTGGTGAGGGTGCAGCGGCAGAGTTTACTGGCTATCTGCGTATCTTCCGCAAACTTCCTAACCCCGATGGCATCTTGCTGAATCCAGACAAGGGTGAGGTTCCGACTGATCCTGCAACGCTATATGCACTCTCTGGTTCTTTGGCTCAACGATGTACTGAGGCTAACTTCGACCGTGCTTGCACTTACTTTGAGCGTATGCCGCCAGAGTTTTCGGTGCTTGCCGTGTCGTATGCAGTCCGTCGCAACGCCGACCTTGCTAACACGCAAGCATTTGTGAAGTGGTCGATCAAGCATCAAGACGTTCTGTTCTAACAGAGGAGTAACAACGATGAATCTGAACGATAGGGCATTACTGGTAACGCTCAACATTGGAGGTTGGGCAGGTCGCAAGTTGGATAAACAGGTAACCAAGGACGTTGCCCGTAGCAACGGAGTCAGCACAAGTGCAGGACGCTATAACAAGTCCCTGCTTCCTAACTGTGGGTTGCTTGAAGATATCCACGGCATGGCGGGTGCTATCCGCAACGAGTTCTATGACAACACTTTGGCATGGGGCATTGAGGGCACGTTTATCCTGCCGACCAACAACTACCTTGGGTTTACTACTCACTTCCGTAGACGCAAGAGCGAGTGGTTCAGTCTGGTCGACCAGTTCGATGGTGAGTATCTGACGCTCAAGGAGAAGGCCAAGCAGGACTTGGGGCCGCTTTACTGCGAGTCTGACTACCCTGCTGCGGGTGATATTCGGCACAAGTTCTACATGGATATGCACTTCTTTCCTGTGCCTTCATCAGACTTCCGAGTGCAGATTGCTTCTGATGAGTTGGCACGTATCCGTTTGGATGTTGAGGAGCAAGTCAAGAACGCACAGGCAGTTGCCATGAAGGACTTGTGGAATCGGGTGTATGCCAAGGTCGAGCATATCGCACAGAAGTTGGCTGATCCCAAGGCAATCTTTCGTGACAGCATGATCGACAATGCTAGGGACTTGTGTGAGTTACTGCCCCGCCTGAACTTCTCCGATGATCCACAACTGGAAACTTTGCGGCAGGAGATTGAGGGCAAGTTGCTCAAGAATCCCGAGGTGCTGCGATTGCATCCAGAGATTCGGCGCGACACGGCAGCAGAGGCTAAGGCCATTATGGACAAAATGTCTGCAATCATGGGAGGTATGTGATGGACGAGCAAGAACAATGGAAGCGGCATATCCATCTGCTCTTTGACCATTACTTGATATGGGTGAAGGATCGTAATACCTACGTTGTCAACGGAGGACAAAAAGGTGCAGAAGAATTTGAGCGTAAGGTCAATGAGTTGATTAGCAAAGTAATCGAATCACAACAGGAGAAATCCAAATGACTAGCGTAATGCCACGACAAAAGGAGCAGGTAACCCCTGCTCCGCTCACCCCAGAGCGTGAGAAAAAACTCAAAGTCCGACTGGCTAAAGCCAAGACTAACCTTGTGCTTGAGCATCCGTTCGTCGGTTCGATTGCATTGAATCTGCCTTATTACATTACGACTGACGTTCCTACTGCGGCGACCAATGGCAAGTGCATCAAGTTTAACCCCGACTTTATCGACACTCTGGACGATGAGGAGTTGAAGTTCTTGGTTGCTCACGAGTGTTTCCATCCGATGTTTGAGCATAACTTCAGACGAGGTGAGCGCGATCATCGCAAGTGGAATCAAGCGGGTGACTACGTTATCAATCAGCACTTGACCGATGAGAAGATTGGCAAGATGCCCAAGCAGGGATTACTTAACAAGTCCATCTACGATATGGGTGGCGGTACTACCGATGGCATCTATAACAATCTGCCCGATATGCCAAACGAGGGCGATGATCCGCTTGATGACTGTGAGGATGGTGAGGGTACTCCTGCCGAGCGTGAGCAGGAACGTGCTGAGTGGAAGGTTAAGGTCGCACAGGCCGCACAAGCGGCCAAGATGATGGGCAAGTTGTCTGCCAACATGGAGCGACTGGTTGGTAGTGTGCTTCAGCCCAAGGTCGATTGGCGCGATGTGCTTCGTCGCTTTGTCGAGAAGGCCAAGAACGATGAGCGTAGTTTCGCTAGGCCTAATCGTCGGTTCGTGCAGCAGGGATTGTATCTGCCGACAGTTAGCGGCGAGGTGATGGGCGAGATCGTGTTCTGTGTGGATATGTCTGGTTCGATTACTGACGATACTGCTAATCAGTTTGCAGCCGAGATGCGCGCAGTATTTGAGGACGCTAGACCATCCAAGTTACATATCATTTTCTTCAGCCATGAAGTCTGTGCGTATGACTTGATCGAACGTGATGGTGAGTTCGTATTCAACCCCCGAGGTGGTGGTGGTACTGCGTTTAGTCCGTGCTTCAAGTACATGGAGGAAAACAATATCAATCCTGTTGCTTGTGTGTTCTTGACTGACTTGTGCTGCGATGACTTTGGTAATGCGCCAGAGTTTCCAGTCCTGTGGGTTAGTACGGAGAACGGTACTGCCCCCTTTGGTGAAGTGGTGCTGATGTGAAGGAGATGACCCTTCCATCAAGGACTAAGTTGTTTGGATGGGATTACAACAAATGCCAACAATTCCGCATGACGGGAAAGGAATGGCATCAATACGCCAAGTGCGCCACGTTTAAGACCGAGCGAGGTTCGGATTCTGCGTGGCGTAATGGGTGTGAAGTCTGGTTAGACGGAACTGATATCAACCATAAATGAGGTAACAACAATGGCTACTGTACGATTTAGTGGAGACTTACTCGAAAAGATCAAAGAGCGAGCAGCGGAAACTTTCCAAGACCGTTACAACAAGGCACACAAAAGTGAGCCAGAAAATTTTGCTACTAACTTTTACAACTGGGCGTTTGCTGACACGATTCACCTTCTCAATCAACTGCCCGATGGTTTCTTGGATACTACTGGTTCTTTTAATATCAACCAAATCCTTATGTCGGGTTCGCCTAACGTGAGTGTTCAGTCCACGTTTAACTTTGGTACTCACGTTAAGTGGCCGCACAAGATTGTTAATCACAGGAAATTGATTAATAGCGGGTGGCACTCTTACCAAAACATGAACGTGGTTGTTGATCCAAGTGACCCCGTTGGTGTGGAGTTCTATAACTTTTTCTCTGATCGTGACAGTAAGATGCGTCTCTTGCTTGAGCAGCGAACTAAGTTTGTTCAAGGAGTTATGGCTGTGTGTGGGTCATATACAACGCTTGCACCTGCGCTAAAGGCATGGCCCCCGCTCTGGGACTTGATACCCTCAGAGTACAAAGATCGTCACCTTGAGGTGAAGGAGCGCAAGGCTGCGCCTACTGCTGCTGAGTTGGCTATCGACCTTAACAATCTTACTGCGACTGTGGTGGCAAGTAAGTTGGTGCGATGATGAAGACCATCATCCATGTAAATCAACACGCCATTAGGCGTAACATAAAATCGGGGTCGAAAGACCCCGTGCTTACTGTCAAGACATACAAATCCAATACATACGCATACGAGGCAGTCGTCAATGGCCCTTGTAGGATTATCTATTCGCCAGATAAACCGCTTTCCTGCGGTGCGCGAGTGTGGATTGAAACTGAAGCGGAGGTGACTTGTGGATGAGGACGATACCGCTGCGTTACATGAGCAACGCCAACAAGAACTAAGACTTAAGGAGGAACTAGAGCAAGAACTTTATGGGGACAGGTTCAAGCAAATGGAACTTGAACTTGAGGATTTAATGCGTGAGTTCTTTAGGAGAGACTAACAATGTGGAGTTCCGAATTCTATCTGAACTGTGCTTTGCGTACCTACGATGATGCCGCACGGCATTTCGAGAAGGCTAGAAGTAAGGTCAAAGGTAGGCCGCTTAAGAGTTGGGCAAGACTCACTCAAGAGGGTAACGATTACGTTGTGTCTTGTAGTGGCACACCCATACTTAAGTTCACACCGGATAACAAACTAGTGTTTCTTATAGATGGCAAGATTGGTAGTCGGTACAGTACTACCATCAGTCAAAGTCTGCACAGGGCCGTGCCTGTGATGTGGATACGCGCTGGTACTGGGCGATACAGAGTCAAACACCTAAAAATAATTGACAAGGTGTCTAACGACACGCTGCCTGCGGATAAGTCAAACCGTTGGTCTAACGTCTCATGGATGAGTGCATGGAGGCAGATGAAAACTGCGCCCGAGTTATTCATGGGCATGACGTTCGATCTAAACACAGGCGAGTGCATCAACGCACGTAAAGATATTAAAGATTCTGTGATACCCGACAAGCGCACCGCGTGGCTGCGTAAACTACGCACGTTCAAACGTAACGTAAAACTACGGGCAAGGATGGGTGTCTTTGATTCTCTCATCAAGCAAATCATTGAGGATCGTAAGTCTAGCCCTGCGAAAATGCCCGATTGGACTAGCGAACCTTGGCTAGATGCGCTATATAACGCTATCAGAGATGAGGAATGTCCCACGGAATTACTGCGTGGGTTTGTTGCTAGTGTGCCTTATGCACCTTGGCGGCAGAGTGCATTGACTACAGACATAGTTTTGAAAGTCATTGACGATGTACTCAAGACGTTGAGTATTGAGTTGCGTAGAAAGTTTGGTGTGTTTGATGAATCAACAATAGGAGAAGTAGCATGACGAAGCAAAGAAAGATATTGCGTTTACTTGATAAGGGTAAGACTGTCGCTGAGATTTCTAAGCAGTTGAATGTACCTGCTAGTTCTGTGTACACAACACGATGGCTTGCCAAGAAAAAGATTACTGCCAAGGGAGCCAAGAAGAAAAGACCCAGTAAATTACTGAGGGCTTTGCAAAAAACCAAGGCTGCTATGGATTTATTGGAAAATAAAAACGACTTTGTGGAAATCAAAGACGAGGACTATCCGCTACAGGATAATGTCGCTAATCCTGCTCACTACAAGGTTGGTGGCATTGAGACTTGGGACTTCATCGAAGCCAAGAAACTTAACTATAACTTGGGTAGCGTTATCAAGTACGTCAGTCGTGCTGAGTACAAAGGCGATTACATTGGCGACTTGATGAAAGCCCGAGAGTTTCTCAGCCGTGAGATCAAACGTGCTGAAGATGGCGGCATAATCTGGTAACCATATGATACGCGCCCTTATAAGATGGTGGCGGCTGCGTAAGTACTACGCATGGAGGGAGTGGGGGCGAGTCCCCCCTCCTAATTGGGCATCCAAACGAGGCGGGAGGGATTACTGGTGAAGACTAGAGAATCTGAATACATAGTTGATCGTCTCAATGCTGACATTATAGAACTGGAAAGAAGTGTCGATGCACTACTAAAGCAGAACCAAGAACTATATTCCGAGTGTAAGTTCGGAGCCATAGTTTCTTTGCTGATTGGTTTTGTGTTGGGCTTTTCCTTTGCAGCGGTGATGGTATGGTCACAATAGATAACATATCACCACCTGGGTCATGGCGCAGGGAGTGGGACGCTCAGTCCCACACACCACAAGAATATATGCAAAAGATACGCGAACTGCGTGAGCGTAATGCAGATTATGTGCGCGAGATCGACCGACTGGAACGTAAGATAGACGAACTCAAGGAAGAACTAGCCTTGGTGCATAAGTATATCTATAGGAATGGAGTCGATGATGCTGAACCCCGATGACGAGATGAAGGCAGCACTACTAATCCGCGAGATGCGAGGGTGGGCTAAGTACGAACCCAAGAGTGGGTTGGCTGATTGCCTAATCGAAACCGCAGACTTGATGGAAAAGTTCTTGGACGAGCGCAGACAGATGGAACAGTACATATCAGAACGCGAGTGGCTGCATCGTGAAGGGTAAAATGGATATCGTAACCATAGACTTTGAAACTTATTACGACAAAGACTACAGTCTCAAGAAGATGACGACGGAAGCGTACATTCGCAATCCGTTGTTCCAAGTTATTGGTGTTGGCGTCAAGATCAACGACAACCCTGCCGATTGGTATTGCGGGGACTACCCAGAAAAGTTCCTGTCATCGTTCGATTACAGTAATGCAGCCATACTCTGTCACAACGCAGCGTTTGATGGAGCCATACTCTCATGGTTGTGTCGGATTAAACCTAAGTTTTGGTTAGATACTTTAAGCATGGCCCGACCCTTACATAGTATAGATGTAGGGGGGTCACTTGCTGCGCTTGTTACTTACTATAACCTTGGTAAGAAAGGCGATGAAGTTATCCATGCCGAAGGCAAACGCCGTGCGGATTTCACCGCAGAAGAACTAGATCGCTACGGACAGTACTGCGTCAATGACGTAGAGTTAACTTACAAGTTGTTCCAAAAACTTAAGAAAGGTTTTCCGCTTACCGAGTTCATGGTCATCGACCAGACCATCCGTATGTTTACGGAACCCTGTATCCAATTGGATACACCCCTGCTTGAAGATCATCTGCGCGACACTAAACAACTTAAAGATAGTCTGCTCTCCTCTGCTGGTGTCAGCACAGAGGACTTAATGAGCAATGATAAGTTTGCCGTTGTGTTGCAATCGCTTGGTGTGACACCACCCAGAAAGATCAGTGCCCGAACAGGTAAAGAAACTTGGGCATTTGCCAAGACTGACAAGGGTATGACCGACCTGCTCACACACCCCGATGAGCGGGTTCAAGCCATGGTATCCGCACGACTTGGAACTAAATCCACCATTGAAGAAACCAGAACACAGACCCTTATAGACATATCCCATCGCGGCAAACTGCCCATCATGCTCAACTATTACGGCGCGCACACAGGGCGATTCAGCGGGGGCGACAAGATCAACCTTCAGAACCTACCAGCCCGAGGTAATAACAAGATACGCCGCGCACTCAAGGCTCCGCAGTACAGTAAGATCATAGCCTGTGATTCATCGCAGATCGAAGCCAGACTTGTGGCATGGATCGCGGGGCAGGATGATTTGGTTCAAGCCTTCCGTGAAAAGCGGGATGTTTACTCCGAGTTCGCAAGTGAAGTCTACGGTAGGCAGATCACCAAGGCAGATAAGGTCGAGCGATTTGTAGGTAAGACTTGCGTGTTGGGACTTGGCTATGGCATGGGCGCAGAGAAGTTTCGACGCACTCTTGAGATTGGGCAAGGTAACGTAAGTGTTACCATTGATATCAACGAAGCCGAACGTATCGTTAGACTCTATCGCCAGAAGAACTGGAAGATCGTAGAGTTCTGGAACTTGTGTGGCTACGCACTGACCGCCATGACACAAGGTGGCAGCGGAGATATCGGACGCATCCTCAAGTACGACCCTAGCGGTATCATCTTACCGAATGGTTTTCGTATCCAGTACCCAGTACTGCGAGCAAAGTCCAATGGCTTTGAGTACATCAACGATGCACGGGCCTACCGTAATTATCTCAATGCTAAGTTAAACGGACAGGCACAGAGCATCGCATGGACTAAAATATACGGTGGTAAGGTTGTCGAGAACATTGTCCAGGCGTTAGCCGCAATAGTCATCCGAGAACAAATGGCAGAGGTAGGTAAACGCTACAAGGTGGCGTTCCAAGTTCACGATGAGATCATCATTGTAGCAGGCAACGCCGATGCAGACCACGCACAAAGATATTTAGAGGAAGTAATGTCCACCCCTCCTAAGTGGGCACCCGACCTACCAGTTGCCTGTGAGTCGGGACAGGCAGATAACTACGGAGATACCTAATGGAAACTTCATACGTATTGTTTGGCACGTTCGTGTTACTTCAAGTTGTCGACGCGCTGCTGACCATCAAGGCACTTAAACTGGGGGGACGCGAGGTCAACCCGCTACTCCGCAAGGCTTTTGAAAAGTTTGGCGTAGTCGAATCGCTGGTCGTTGTCAAGTCTGCGATGGTAGGAATAGTCGCTGCTTTCCTGCCCATGCTACCCAATTGGTTGCTGCTTCTGTTCGTAGCAGTTTATTTGTGGGTGGCCCAGAACAACTACGGCGTGGTCGAGAAGTTGTCAAAGAACAACAAGTAAAGTACAATGGAACCTTCATCAGTTAGGACTCCGACCTGTCGGAGTTATATCAATGCGGCTTACTCATTCGTATTCGTCGATCAAACTCTATGAGAATTGCCCGTTACGATACTACCGTCAACGTATCCTCAAGGATGTTGTGGATGATGGTGGTGAAGCAAGTCGCTATGGGGAACGCATCCATGAGTATCTTGAGTCCAGACTTAAGGAGAGCACCGAGTTACCGCAGGACATTACACACTACGAAGTACTCTGCACGACCGTCGAACGGATCGCCAATGGCGGAGAACTTCATATCGAAAAGGAACTGGTACTTACGGAGGAGTTGAAGCCAACTGGATGGTGGGAACCCGATGCTTGGCTGCGTAGTAAGTTAGACGTACTAGTGTTGCGAGACGATACTGCATACGTCATGGACTGGAAAACTGGTAAACGTAACCCAGACTTTTTTCAGATGCAGATGTTTGCGTGTCAAGTGTTTAAGCACTATCCGCAAGTACAGAAGTGCAAGACCAGTCTAGTCTGGTTGAAACACTTACAGATGGACACAGAGGAATATACGAGAGAGAAGTCCAACGAGATGTGGGCTGAGATTATGAAGAAGATTAGGCGTATCTACGACTCAGCGGAGCATGACGTATGGCCAGCCCGACCGAGTGGATTGTGTCGCTTCTGCCCTGCTCGACACGACTGTGACTACGCTGCGCTATGACACCAGAAGGTAAGATCAAACGTAAGGTTGTCGAAGTACTGCGAGAGTATGGCGTATGGTATTTCTTTCCCGGCAATAACGGCTTTGGGAAGTCTGGAATACCCGACATTATCGCCATAGTTGGCGGGAGATTTGTAGGTATCGAATGTAAAGCAACCCCTAAGAAAGAACCAACAGAACTACAGAAGCGATGCGGTAAAGAAATACAAGAAGCCGGTGGACTGTGGTTCTTGGTACGAAGTCTTGAAGATGTAAGAGAGGTAGAGAAATGCTTGTTGTCGAGAGTGCTAGAGCACTAGCACTTAAACTTAATAATCCAGAGCGTGTGTTGGAGCATCTTCCAACAGCGAAGCCTCTGATGAAAGACGGTGTACAACTTGTCGTAGCACCGCACAGGCTTGACGAGGTAAAGATACTAAGGAATCTTGGTATCCGCGCACCGTCCCCTATCCTGCACTACTACGACTGGCCCGGCCCCCATACACCGTACAACCACCAGAAAGAAACTGCTGCGTTCTTGACTCTTAATACTCGTGCATTAGTATTGAACGAGATTGGTACTGGTAAAACGCAGTCTGCTCTGTGGGCTGCTGACTATCTAATCAGAACCAAGCAGATCAAGAGAGTCCTTATTCTGTCTCCGTTGTCTACGCTTGAACGAGTGTGGGGTGACGGTATCTTTACTGGCTTGGTCAATCGTAGATTCACAACTTTATACGGGACTGCCGAGCGCAGACTCAAACTACTTAAGACCGATAATGATTTTTATATTGTGAACCATGACGGGTTCCAGATCATCGCACCACATTGTCAAGGCATGTTCGACCTTATCATTGTTGACGAGGCTGCGGTGTTGCGTAACCCATCGACGACACGGTTCAAAGTCTTCCGTAAATATGTTGAGCAGAATCCGTCAACACGATTGTGGTTGATGACTGGAACGCCAACACCGAACGCACCTACTGACGCTTGGGCTTTGGCTAAGTTGGTTAACAGTCCCTTCTGCACCAGAACATTCACGGCTTTCCGCGACCAAGTAATGATGAAGGTCAGTCAGTGGAAGTATGTTCCCAGACCAGATTCCGTAGAGACTGTCAAGCATATTTTGCAACCTGCCGTTCGCTATACCCGAGAGGAATGTTTCGACCTGCCGGACACGATCGTGCAGACACGCACCGTAGAACTTACGCCCATACAAAAGAAACACTACCAGCACATGCTCAAACATTTCGTAACTGAACTGTCTGAGGAACGCAAACGTGGGACGATTACTGCCGTCAACGAAGCGGTCAAGATACAGAAACTTGTGCAGATATCCTGTGGCGTAGCCTACGATGACAACGGACAGAACCTTGAAATAGATGCCAGTCCGCGTGTAAACTTAGTCAAAGAGTTGATTGAGGAAGCGGGAGAGAAAGTGATTCTGTTTGTGCCACTCACTGGCACACTACACATGCTGAGCCGTGAACTAGAAAAGCACTGGCCTGTTGGTGTAGTGAACGGTGAAGTTGCTGCTGGCAAACGAAGTCAAATCTTTCACGACTTTCAGAATCTAAAAGAGCCGCACGTTTTGATTGCTCATCCCGGCACGATGGCACATGGTCTTACATTGACTAGTGCATCTACCATCATTTGGTACGGGCCGATCAATCAGAACGAACAGTACGTTCAAGCCAACGGTCGCATTGAGCGTATTGGTAAGCGTCACGTATCAAACGTGATACACATTGAGGCGACCGAGTTAGAGCGAAAGATGTATGAGAGATTGAGAAACAAGCAGAAACTACAGGGTTTACTGCTGGATATGATTAAAGAGCAAACAGAGAGGTAACTATGAGCGTCAACGTAGACGATGTAATTTCCACGTACATGAAGTTACGTGGACAGAAGGATGCTCTTGAAGCAGAGGTCAAAGAAAAGGTCTCTGTGATTAAGAGTAAGATGGAGAAACTAGAATCGTGGATCAAAGAACAAGCAGACGCACAAGGCGTAACGAGTTTCAAGACTCGACATGGCACTGCTTTTCTTACCACTTCTGACTATGCAAACGTAGCCGACTGGGATGCGATGATTGCTTTCGTCAAAGAAAACGAAGCGTATGATCTTCTTGAAAAGCGCGTCAGCAAAGTCGCAGTACGTGGATACATTGACCAGACGAAAGCCGTTCCCCCCGGCGTGAATTACGGCACACGCCTAGACGTTAACATTCGCAAACCAACTGCATCTGTGGAGTAAGACATGACAGATATCATTCCCGTAAACATCAAAGTTCCTGCACACCTTGCTGCCCGAGTCGGTGGTCAGTCTGCACTTGCCCAGTCGTTGACTGGCGGTCTATCTAGTGGCAGCGGTGACTCCTATCCTCGCATCAGTATTAAGGGTGCGCGGTTCCGTATCGTGGACGGTGACACCGAGACGGTGTTGGATTCCACCACGCTTGAGGTTGTTATTGTTGGAGCCAACCCGCGACTGTCCAAGACTTGGTACGCCAAGCAGTGGACGCCCGACTCAGAGCCATCTGCACCAGAGTGCTTTTCACTTGATGGCATTGGGCCAGACCCCGCATCGACCAATCCTCAGAATGATCTTTGTGCGTCCTGCCCACAGAACGCTTGGGGTTCCAAAGTCACCCCGCAAGGTCAACAAATCAAGGCTTGCTCTGATCTGAAGCGACTCGCTGTAGTTGCTGCCGACGATCCGAACGGCCCGATTTATCTGTTGCAAGTCACTCCTGCAGCCCTGAAGGGATTGAATCAGTACCAGAAAGAACTTTCTGTGCGTGGCATCCCACCAGAGATTGTTAAGACCAAGGTATCGTTCGACACTGACGCATCTTTCCCGAAGTTGAAGTTCAGTTTCGGCGGCTTCTTGGATGAAGATACGCAGGGTGTGGTCGATGAATTGTTTGGTTCAGACAGAGTTAAAGATATTACCGGAGAAGTTCCCCGCACTCCGGTTGCAGTCCCGAAGATTACCCCTCCTACGACCAAGCCTGTGGTCAAAGCCGTTGAGGTTAAGGAAGCCCCTGCCCCCGTCCCTGCTCCTGTTGCTGCCCCTAAGCGTGGGTTTGGTGCGGGAACTAAGGCAGATGCCAAGCCGAAGGCAACGACGAAGGCTGCTCCTGTGGCTACCCCACAAGCGGCTAGTTCACTAGCCGACGAGATTGCGGCATTGGTAGGCGAGGTGGCGGATGATTGAGCAGCCGCCGTTTAAGTTTGAATCGGTAGAAACTTTACGCAAGCATATGCTTCTTACGACTGGCAACATGGCCGAGTTGTTTGGAGTTTCCCGCATGACGTACTATGGTTGGGTGAAAGGAAAGCCCATCCGTAAGTCCAATGAAGAAAGAGTGCGGCGTGTGCTTAAGCAACTTCTGTCGGTTATGACCTTGCACCAATGGCCTATGCCAGAAGTCATCGCGTCTAGCCAAAAGGAAAGGATGCAACGTTTAGTTGATTTGTTAAACAGTTAAATGGTAGCGGGGGGAGAAATCCCCCCTGCTATAGCGGGGCGCTATGGACACGTTGAATTTTCTTCAGCGGGTTCTACCATCGGAAGGCTTCTTTGTTACGACTGTCATTAACCCTGACGGTAACAAGCAGGGATTCTTTTCGACTGTAGAAGAACTCGCCAA